GAGCCGAGCAACGGGGGGTTGACATCCCCCACCCTCTCGGATATAATATACACAAGTCGCTGTGGCGGAATTGGTAGACGCGCTGGGTTTAGGTTCCAGTGGGGTATCCCGTGAAGGTTCAAGTCCTTTCAGCGACATTGATACTACTGGAAATATTCGGTGGTATCAACTATCTGGCCAGATAGACCTCAAACTAAACCCTTACAAATGTGGGTTGGGATCCATACAAGCTCAAACAGATTCTATTATATACAGAATCAAGCCTCTGTTAATTAGCAACCAAAGGCATGAAAAACTGGAGGTTGTATCGCTCAAAACTACATCGTATCGTAGCAGATATATAGTAGTGGCGAGCACCTGCGGAGTTAGTTCAGCGGTAGAACGCTATCCTTCCAAGTTAGATGTCGTCGGTTCGATTCCGATACTCCGCTCTTATCCCTGAGGATAAATACCATGTCACTTATTTCACAAAGAGACAGAGAAGTTGCTATTGCAGCACTTGAAAATTACGTTACAGAAACTGAAAACACAGAGTATTATAATGGCACTCCTAAGCACTCCTCAACCGAAGTCTACGCACTTCTCAACTGGATACGACTGGAGTATTTCAAACATGAAAATTAATCTGTGGTATTGTGAGATTCTGAAACAATGGCGCTGGTCTCTCACTGATGACCACCGCCCAATCGTTCGACAAGAATCTGGTCAGCGACCTTTCCTACGTGATGCAATGAATGACATTGCAAATACTGTAGAATACATGATGGATTGTAAGCAATCCTAATTTCATTGGAGTGTAGCTCAGCGGTAGAGCGGTCGGCTGTTAACCGATTGGTCGCAGGTTCGATCCCTGCCACTCCAGTTGCTACTTGCGCTGGAAAGATAAACCAGAATGCCGTAGCGAGATAGAGGCTACGTCCCTGTTATATCCTTGAGGTATATCACACGTAGTCCATCTGGGTAGGTGTCCGAGTGGTTAATGGAGGTGGACTGTAAATCCACTGGCTCTGCCTACGGGGGTTCAAATCCCTCCCTGCCCATATGGGAGCATAGCTCAGTGGTAGAGCAACGTGCTGATAACGCGGAGGTCGATAGTTCAAATCTATCTGTTCCCATTGGTATCAAATGTTACTAAATCCTCACATAAATAGTAATACGTTCATCGCTATATGCGACGGAAGTAAGCCGACTCGGAACGGGACGTTCATCTATGGAAGCACTCGTTTTAACTTGCTTGCAGGCACAACTAATCTGGGGAAGAGTTAATGCTCATCCACAGATGACGCCTCAGTTAAAAAATGATTTGCTTTATGAATTAAAAATTGTAACGCCTAAGAAGTGTAACATAGACGCAAAAGCCGACTGAAGGAACGCTCTTTAACCTAAAAAACTAAGGAGACACCTAATGTCACAAGCAACCTATAGAGGGTGCAAGTATAATACAGACACCCCTAAGCAAGAATATCAGCACTGGTATTCCGAAACACACGCACCAGCACATCCACAAAATAGATATCGTGGTGTTGCCTACCGTCCATGTAATAACTGGAACTGGGAGGAAGCAAAATGAATTGGTTGTATGTTATCCGTCAACGCATGATTAAAGAAAGAAAACTCCAAGAAGCGCAATATTACATTGCAACTCTTGGATAAAACGAAAGGGGGCATATGCCCCCTTTTTTAATGGTGTCGTAGAGTTTTAAGATACTCTAAAACATTTTCTCGCACCCACATCAATTCATGGTAGCACTTTTGATTGTGAGCACATTGTCTAAGCTCTTGGTCTGGTTTGTATACACTTTCAATAAACAAATCCAAACCTCTATTCCATTTGTCTTGTTGTGTTTCTGTGTCATCCATAATTATTCATCCGTAAGGTGATCTGCACAGGCGATAGGTGTGCAATGAGCAGCATCATAAAGATGGTTGAGAATTTCTCCTAGTTCGTGGTAACGTTTAGTGTTTTGGTGCTGTAGACATCGCATTTGTTCTTTACGAACAATTGCTTCTACTTCTTGCCATTGTTCTTCAGTCACGTTGCCTCCAGTCATCGGGTTTGTCTTCAGTCCACCAGTCGATCATATCATCAACGCTATCAAATCCACGTTTGCCAAAACGATCATTACCAAAACCGCCAATGTCAAGTTGATTTAAAAAATCATCCATATCACCATCCTGCATGTCTGGGTTCTCTGCTTTGCGTCTCGCTTGGCGTAGCATTGTGCCAGCTGTACGATTTGCTTTGGCAAGTTTCTCTGCCCAAATCATGTCTTCCAAACCTACTGCTTCTTGTAGAATAATTTTTTTACAGATTTCTTCTAGACGCAGGCGATATTGTGTAGAGAGCATATGTAGTTTCCATATAGGGTTATTTAGCATTGAGCATCGATTCTAAATCATTGATTCTACTGAATTCTTCGTATGCTCTTTCAGACCTTTCAGATAGAATATCAGAAATATCATCAAGGATTACTTCGTTGTCGATGTATTCATCCAAATACTTATCCAACGCTTCTTTTAGATAGCGTTTCCGATGCCACTCTGGTGAATATGGTTTGTAGTGTGTCATAACGAAACAGATATATGTGGCTGATTATAGAGTATATATGTTAATTTGTCAAGTCGGTTGGGTATGCATGGTGCAATCCCCAGTAAATAAACAGACCCATAGATGTGAATAATAGTGCTGATTTAATGATGAGTTGGAGGTTCATCTTTCATTTCCTCTGCTGCTAAGCGTAGTATATAGTAGATACAATAAAGTGTGAATAGTAATCCTGCTGATAGGAGTATGATAACTCCCCAAGGTAATTCTGACATTAACTTGCTCCGTCTCTAAATCCGTAGACATAACCGATAATCATTCCACACATAAACACAATAAAGATTAGTATTTGTTTTCCAAGAAACTCAATAAGCTCACCATATTCCATATTCATCTTCATCCTCGTAGGTAGATGGTTCTTCAAACAGCTCAATCATTTTTTGTTGAAGCACTTTTTCTTGTAACTCTTTTAAATCTTCTTCGGTGAGCACTATCATTTGTCTTTTAATAGTTCTTCTATTCTTTTACGCATATTCGTGCTATCCTGTTTGAGATAATCTCTCAAAGAATAACCACGCTGCCCACGCATGATACAAGTTCCTTGATAGAACATGGTGGCAGCGAATACTAATAGGAAAACGATACCGATTATTTCAGGGTAATGTTGAGCCATGGTAGTAGAGGGGGAATGACGCCAATCAATCTCAGCAATCCTTCAGCAAATAAAGCAAGAACCACCCAACCAACGCACATAGAAATAATGGAAGCATTTCTATTGTGCCTTCGTATAGCAGCATCAATCATCTCCTGCACTTCTTCTTTCGTTACTTGTGTCATGGATTTTAGCGATACCTATAATGGGAAACATTACCAAAGCGAAGCACAGGATACCCAAACTGATGGGATTATTTAAGATTTCAACTACCAGATGTGTCATTTTTCTTTACACGAATGTAACACTCTAAAGGTTTCTGCGTTTCGTCATCGAAGTTTTGCTCTAAGTAAGTGCAAAGCTTCTCGATGATACCGATGTATTCGTCGTGCATCCATTCACTGCCTGTCTCGTGATAAGCATAGTGTTTACAAGCAGTGATGATACGATTAACGTCTTTACTTGATAAGTTATACATTAGATTACTCTCGATACATTATTATGTCACCATGTTTTCTGTGAAAATCTAGGTGTTTCTTGCCCCAAGGAATGACTCTCCATTCGGTTTTGCCATTCCAAAGTAATAAACAGATATGAATATACCTCATACATGCGTAGTATAACGAGCTATTTAGTAGGTGCAAATGCTTATCAGGGTTTGCTGACAGGAGGGGGCTTGACAAACGCTTAACAATACTATATACTATGTAAAGATTCGTTACAAAACCAATGACTGTTACAACCAATGAGTACGGCCAGCAAAACATGTGGGCAAAAGAGCCCGAGATGGTCTACCAAGAATACAATCGCAAGGGTCTTATGACTCCTATGCAAACTACGGAGATGTATAATGGACGCTGGGCTATGGTCGGCATTATTGCTGGCGCTATTTCTTATGCTCTCACTGGTAAGCTCTTCTTCGGCATCTTCTGATAGGTGATTGACAATGGCTGAGATTACGTTTACAATGACATCCGTTGCCTTCTTCGTATTGCTGGCAGCGTCCGTAGAAAAACTCTGTGAAACTTACTGATGACTTATTCGATTACTCTTCAATCCCCTGACGGCACTGAGAATGTAATTCAATGTGCCCCTGACCAATATATTCTTGAGGCAGCAGAAGAGGCTGGTATTGACCTCCCTTCATCCTGTCGTGCAGGTGCCTGCTCTGCTTGTGCTGGCAAACTCATTAGTGGCACTGTAGATAATGAGGAGCAATCCTTCCTCGATGACGACCAACTTGCTGATGGTTGGGTGCTCACTTGTGTAGCATATCCCACCAGCGATTGCGTCATCCTTACTGAACAAGAAGAAAACCTTTAATTTAGGAGAACAACTATGAAATTCGGATTCACCCCTGAGGCAGAAGTCCTCAATTCGCGTCTGGCAATGATCGGTTTCGTTGCAGCAGTCGGTTCATACCTCACCACTGGTCAGATTATTCCTGGCATTTGGTGATAGTTTAAAGGGGGCATATGCCCCCTTTTTTATTTGGATTGATAGATTCTTCTTCGTGGAAATGTCAGTCCTGATGTAGGTCTAACAGATTCAGTAACATCATTTGTGATGTATCCAGTAGATCTTCTTGGACTTGGTGGCATTAATGCATATGGTTGTGTTCTAGAACTAACCGCTGTATATGTTCTATCAAATTGTGAGTATCTCAGTGTGATGGTTCCAGACATTGTGGAAGTATTTTGAGAAATGTAATAATAAGTTCCTGGTGCCATGTTAGTGGTGTCCCATATAACACTACCTGATGTGGCACCATTATTTGTTACTCCAGTTGTTACTGCGTTGCCAGTACCAGTAATCTGTAATGTTTTAATCCAAAATGGTTGACCAGGAGTGTTGACAGAAAATTCTAAAATATCTCCTATGCGAACATCTATTGCTGGATTTGTTCCACTTGCTGCAAACAATCGATCAGCATTCGTTGTAAAATCAAATGATGTTCCATTGACAGTTACATAATTCTTCTGATAGAATCCAGAAAATACTCTTGGATACTGATAACTATTTTGTGATAAGTATTTTAGATAATCTGCTTGTTTCCATCTGGGATATCTTTCTGCTAAACAAGCAATCATACCAGCAATTTGTGGCGATGCCATGCTCGTTCCAGATAAAAGTTGTAATGAGTACGAATTGTTTCTTGGATCTTTTAATGTTTGTGATGTATAACTAGCGGAAAGAATATCAGTTCCCGCTGCCCATATATCACATGTTGAACCATGACTGGATGAGGATGATTTAAATTCAACCCATACTTGATCATTGTCTGAAGTGCTGATGCTCATTTTCAGTGGTGCATCTGAGTCTAAATTACCGACTGTAATTGCACTTGGAACTCCAGCAGGGTCGGTTCCTTTTTTATAATCAATTAATACATTTGATATTGTTTGAACACTCCCTGAACTTTGGTAATTAAAAACCAACTGATTATTGTAATCTGGGTGACTAGAATCTACGCTAGTATCTCCGTAGTTACCAGCAGCAGTTACAAAAACTAATCCATTATTGATTGCGTCTTCTATGTCTGCTTGTTGAGCAGTTCCTCCACGATAAGGAACTAGCACAGAATATTGCGCCTGTTGTGTTGGCCAACTACCATACACATATGTTGTGTATAGTCCACCAAACAATCCATAGTTACGACGCACAATATTTAAGTCTGATAAAGTATTTGTATAAGAAACGTTTGTGTTTGTTCCTCTGTATCTTACTTGTGTTATTTGTGTAATAGGAATAATCAAATAATAACCATAACTATGATTTGATATCGTAGGATTTCTTCTACCAGTTGTAGCGTTAACTGGTTTGTTTAGATGGAATGCACGAAGCAGATCATACATTAACGAAGGAGGAACTTTACTATTACTGTATGCATATAGGTTGTAGATGTTTGCTTTTCTAGCCCACCCTTGTCTGTTCCCTGCTACTGTTCCCGCTACGTGAGTTCCATGATCTCCATAATCTCCATATGTATAGGAAGAAGGAACAGATGCATCGACTACATCATTATCTATAGATTGCACCGCAGTTCTATATAATCCCCACCAATCAATTTGATTGACTCTACTACCACCAGTTCCATCTTCATTTAATGCATACTCTGGATGATTCACTGGAATTTCGTCATCAACTACAACAACATCGACATTTTTTCCACTGAAAGGAATATCAATTGTTGCAGTTGCAGTTCCAGTTCTATCTGATCCCCATGTAGAATATCTTGCTTGCCCTAAACTATTAAGATAATCTGTGCCAGCTTCATCTAATGCATTTACTGCATTTTTATTTCCATGTGCTAGTAATCCCCAGTTCAATTCTGTATTCAAAATGCTTGTAGATTTTCTAGCAAATGATCCATTAACAATAGTAGTACCATCACTGCTGATACTTGATCCTATAAATGTGCGAATGTCTTGCTGTAAAACAGTATTAGATACAAATGCATCGTGTCCACCAGAGGGATAATATTTGAAGGTTCTTATCGAACAATTAGAACAAGCATTTAATGCAGGTTGTAAAACAGTTTGCATTAAATTAACTTGATATGGATCATCATCAATTGCTTGACTATAAAATATTGGTGACAAAGTTCCTGACACATAACTTTTAGCAGATCTTATATTGTATGCTGCAGGATTTGTTGTTCCAGGCCCAAGAGCTAAATTTATTTTGTTGCACGTAAGTGTATTAGTTTGTGCTTGTCCAGAACATCTATCTAATAAATCAATAGGACCAGGAGCATTTGCTATGATACCATCAACAGTGTGCATGGTGTTTAATTGATGCACTAAGTAAGCACCTTGAGAATGTCCAAAAGTAAATACTCTGTTGATTGTTTTTGGTATATTATTACTTGACATGTAAGAATTTAAATTATTCTTAACCCACAAGAGTGCTGCTTCTGCATATACAATGTTGTCTCCAAAATATAATGTAGAATAATTTAATCCAGGAAATTGAGTTGCTGCTAATGATGGATTTGATTCCCAGAGAGGAATTATATCTTGTGGATACGCTACGGAAAAAATAAGTTTATCCTTAATGTTTATTTGATTTAACGCTATATTCATAAACGTTGTAGCGGCAGCAGCTGGAGACACTCCAGAACCTGTAATTGTTCCGTGATACAATACTACTACATCTACAGACGATCCTACATTTGATGATGTTGGATAGTACAAGTATCCCCTAACAGGATAACCATTATATGTTGTTGTAATAAGAGAAGTTGTGACACCAGTGAATGTTCCAGCACACGGTAAAGCAACTACTCCTTTCTCTTCTAATGTAAGATCAACATCCCACACTCTAGGATCTTCTTTTAACTTTTGTGCTTCTTCTCCTGTTAAAAGATAATGAGTGTTCCTACTTAATGGTCTTTTATTAGTTCTTTCTACAGATCTCTCGGGAATAAATTCATTACCATTTTCGTTATTCATTTCAACGTAGAAGTTTTCAAGATCTTCTTTGTCGTACAAAGTTACTACATATTCCCTCAGAGAATTATCATCTGACGGAATGTTTAAATTTAAATGTGTTATCGCTACATCATCATCAATTTGTTGTTTATTCGAGAGAATATTTTCTAGATTCATTTTATGTCTCTAGTTGTAGGATGGTTAGAGTTACTGTAATTGCTGCAGTTGATCCACTCTTGTTGACTACCTTCAAGTATATGTTTGTGCTTGGGATAGTATCATCATTCCAACCAATAGTTCCTGGTGTTATTTTTGTTGTTGCAGCAGCAGTATGAATGACTTCAGCAATTACACCAGAACCAGGAGTGGGGTCAGTATTTTCTGAGCGAGATGCATCTGATAATCTACTTCCAGTATCGGAATAAATTGTCACCCATGCTGCTGCCGATGTTTGAATCTTGAGAAGAGCATAAGATTTAAATCCAACGATGGTAATATTTTCCGATGCTCCATTTACAATACTGGTTGTTGATGCTTGCACTGTAGATCTTCCACCTGCTGCATCTGCTGGATTCCAACTGCTACCATTCCATTTCAATACTTGACCAGAAACTGCTCCACTTGTGGCAACATCTGATAGAGCATCAATAGAGAAAGAACCAATTCCAGTTATGTAACTACTTAGATTTGGCGGTGTATATGTAAAAACTCCATTGGTGTTATTATATGCTAGTCCCCCAGAACCACTTGCTGCTGCATTCGCACCAATTGATACAGATGATAATGTAATATATGCTGGATCTGTTATATTAACCCAACGGGTTCCGTTATAACGGATTGTTTGATTAGATACTGGTGATGTGATAGTAACATCAGTTAAAGCACTTAATGCTGTTACTAATGTTGGTTTGTTTAGTAGATCATTATATGATCCTGTGATAGCAACAGTAGATAATGCTGGTCTATTACTTAAATCATTATAGTTTCCAGATGTTGCAACAGTTGATAGTGATGGTCTACCACCTAGATCAGAATATAATCCAGAGGTTGCAACAGTGGCAAGCGTTGGTTTGTTTAAAATTCTCGCAACACCACTGATAGCATTCCAGTCAGAAGAAACCTGAGCAGCAGGGATGACTGGTAAATCTACGAGATCATTGTATGATGCAGAAATTGCAACTGATGCCAGTGATGGTCTGTTTGCAAGATCTGCATACTCACCTGAGGTAGCAACAGTAGCAAGCGTTGGTTTGTTTAAAATTCTTGTAACTCCAGTTGTTGCTGTCCAATCAGAAGGAACTTGAGCAGCAGGAATTGTTGGAGTGTTTGTTAAATCTGTATATGATCCAGAGGTTGCAACTGCTGCTAATGTTGGTCTTCCAGATAAATCAGTATATGATCCAGAGGTTGCAACAGCGGCGAGTGTAGGTTTGTTTAAAATTCTAGCAACACCTGTGGTTGCATTCCAATCTGCTGGCGTCTCGCTGGTTAAAAATGCAGAGAGATTTGGTGGTGTAAAAGTAAATGTACCATTACTATTATCATATGTTAGAGCCCCACTACCAGATGGACTTGTATTTGTCGTTACTGATAGATCAGTGAGTGCGATACCTCCACCAACACCACCACCAGTTAGATCAGCAGCGGGAGACCAATTACTTCCATTCCATTTTAATACTTGACCTACTGATGGAGTACCATCAACGTCAGCAAGGTCATTGATAAAATTAGGAATGGATGGTTTAAATGTTAAGTCATTGTATATACCAGATGTAGCAACTGGTGCTAGTATTGGTGTACTCCCCAGATCATTATAAGATAGAACTGCGTTTATCCACTGAGTTCCATTGTAACGTAGAGTTTGACCAACGATTGCTCCACCTATTGTTACATCAGAAAGACCATCTAGATTAGTTGCTCCTTGATTTCCTCCACCAATTACTGTGAGAGTTCCTGTGGGAGAAATTGTTAGAGTAGTTCCATCTGGTTTTACAACACCAGCAACAGTTGTTGTTGCGATGGGAACACTAAAGTTTAATTTTGCGTTTGCATCATCGTAGGTTACTGAAATATTAGTTTCTGTATTAACAGAAACCATGTCGCCAATGATGTCTTGAATCTGTTCCGTTGTGAGTGGTGCCTGCCACGATATAGACGAACCAGTAGAAGTTAAAACATAACCAGCAGTTCCTGAACTGGTGCCATCGTATATACCACTTTGAGAAAGGTTGAGATTGTCCCCAACTTTTAATTCTTCTAGCTGTCTTGTGATCGCATTGGCAATTAATGGGAATCTATTTGCCATTATTAACCTACATGAGTGCCCTATTTAGTTATATTTATAAATCCACCAGCATGGGGGCTTGACAGGTGTGGGAACCCGTGCTATTATAAATAAGTCAACTGGTTAAGAAATGTAAACATTTTTAATCGTTTGTAACACCCGTTAACCGAGACCTATGGGTGTATAAATTACGTCTCTCATATCCCCGCTGAGGGTGCGGGGAGCATAGTATCACCACCATTTCCCTGATGGTCCTACTATCTTTTTCAAAAATGACTGCTACACTTTCACAACAACGACAATCAAATACTTGGGAACAATTCTGCAACTGGGTTACCTCAACCGATAATCGTCTTTATGTCGGTTGGTTTGGAGTCCTGATGATTCCTTGCCTGCTTGCTGCTACGACTTGTTTCATCATCGCATTCATCGGTGCTCCCCCTGTGGACATCGACGGCATCCGTGAACCCGTTGCTGGTTCTCTGATGTATGGTAACAACATCATCTCTGGTGCTGTTGTTCCTTCGTCCAATGCCATTGGACTTCACTTCTATCCCATTTGGGAAGCTGCTAGTCTTGATGAGTGGCTATATAATGGTGGACCATTTCAACTGGTCGTCTTCCACTTTCTGATTGGTATCTATGCTTACATGGGACGCGAATGGGAACTTTCTTACCGACTTGGTATGCGTCCTTGGATTTGTGTTGCCTACAGCGCACCCGTTGCTGCTGCTTCTGCAGTGTTCCTCGTGTATCCCTTTGGGCAAGGTTCCTTCTCTGATGCTATGCCGCTCGGCATTAGTGGAACATTTAACTACATGCTTGTTTTTCAGGCGGAGCATAACATCCTCATGCACCCCTTCCATATGCTTGGGGTTGCTGGTGTATTTGGCGGTTCTCTTTTCTCTGCTATGCATGGATCTCTGGTCACAAGCTCACTCGTTCGTGAAACGACTGAGAACGAATCGCAAAACTATGGATACAAGTTCGGACAAGAAGAAGAAACATACAACATCGTAGCCGCTCATGGTTACTTCGGTCGTCTGATCTTCCAATATGCTTCCTTCAATAACTCTCGTTCGCTACACTTCTTCCTTGCTGCTTGGCCTGTTGTCGGTATCTGGTTTACTGCCTTGGGCGTATCAACAATGGCGTTCAACCTCAACGGATTCAACTTCAACCAGTCTATCCAAGATAGTCAGGGTCATGTGATCAACACTTGGGCAGACATCCTCAATCGTGCTGGTCTCGGAATGGAAGTGATGCATGAGCGTAACGCTCATAACTTCCCTCTCGATCTTGCTGCTGCTAGTGCAACTCCAGTTGCTCTGACTGCACCTGCAATCGGTTGACACTCAAGTTACAACTGATAAACTGGGGGAGCAATCCCCCTTTTTTATTGCAATAAATACTCAACGACATTGGAGATACATTGATGGTTAAAGAAGTGCTAGGTGTGCATCACATTGCTGAGTTATGTGAGTGTAATGCAATCCTTTTAAATGACTCAGAATTTATTAGCACTTCCCTTAGGCAAGCAGTAGAACATGCAAACGCAACACTGATCGAAGAAGTTAAATACGAATTCACGCCACAGGGAATCACTGCTGTCTGCCTGCTGTCTGAGAGTCATATCAGCATCCATACGTGGCCTGAGAAAGGTTACGCTGCTGTGGATATCTTCACCTGTGGCGATCACACAGCACCAGACGTTGCTTGCAGATTCATGGCAGATGTGTTAGAATCAAAGCATCCGATATATACAATCCTAAAGCGAGGAATCTAATGGAAATTACTGCATATACATTGCTTGGGTGCTCTCACTGCAAAACTCTTAGAGAATTATTTAAGAGAGCTGGCACAGAGTATACTGAGATCATGGTGAAGAGAGACATGACATTGGAAGATTTCAGCGCATCATATCCACATGTTACTTCTTTTCCATTTGTTGTGATTGATGGCACTGAAGTTGGTGATCTTGTCGCTGCTGTTAAACTCTTTGTTGCCAAAGGATTAGTATCAAGTTCAAAGAAATCTGAATGATGTAGAGGACAATGAGTGAAACCATATATGATATTGTAAACGGCGCAATTGATATTGCTTTCACTGAAGATAAGTATCAATTAAATTTTCATGCGTACTTAAAATCTGAGAATGCAAAACGCAAAGATGTTCTTTCATTCTTAGAATCAAATCTTGGTAGAGCTCTTGTAGATCAAGTCGAAGAACTTGACATGTATCTAAGCGGAGGAAACGGAGAACAGATTTTAAAAGAAGCATACAGCTGGATGGGTAAACCCAGAGTCAGAAAGATTAGAAACTATTTGAATCAGATTATTGAAGATGCAAAAGATTATGAGCAATCAAAGAAGCCAGGTAGGAAAAGAAAGTCAGGAACTACAAATAAATAAAGGTATAGAATTCATGTTGCGTAGGAGGGTTGATAAAGTCGAACCTAAGCATGGATTAATACTGAGTAAAACATTCAACCTCCTACGCAAGACATTCCATTTACATCTGGAGTTCTCTTGGGAGGTTGACAAACCAACAAGGGAGTAGTAAAATGGAGTCAGCAACACCATACATCCTGTTCTTCTCTGGAATAGGAATCGTAGGATCTTTCATGATCGGTTTAATGATTGGATGGTTCGGTAACGATATCGTCTATGCATTCCTCAACAAAAATAGGATTCAACCAATGCATCCAGAAATGTTTGATGAGAATGGTCAACTGATTCCTGACGAGATTGTAGCGGTTCGCTTTGAAAACTCAGAAGATTTTGAGGATTACGACGACGAGGACTAAATGATTCTTATTGATATGAATCAGATTATGATTAGTAATCTGATGATGCAATTGAAAGGTGACACTTTAAATGAGAACCTTGTACGACACATGGTTATCACTGCGCTACGTGCTTTTGAAAAGCAATACTCTCCTAAGTATGGTGAGGTTATTCTTGCTTATGACAGCAAGCACTACTGGCGCAAAGAAGTTTTCCCCTACTACAAACAGAATAGAAAGAAAGATCGAGAAGCATCTGACTTAGATTGGAATGCTATCTTTGAAGTTCTGAATAAGATTCGGGATGAGATCAAACAATACTTTCCTTACAAAGTTGTTGAAGTATATGGTGCTGAAGCAGATGATGTTATCAGCACTCTCACCACTTACCAAGCTTATCGCAACATCAAGTTGGAGAAGGAAGGCAAGCAAGGTGATCAAGTTCTGATTCTTTCTGGAGATAAAGATTTTATTCAACTACAGAAGTATCCTTTTGTAAAACAATACAATCCAATTCTCAAGAAAGAAATCAAACATGATAACCCACGAGAATATCTTCAAGAACATATCATTAAGGGAGATAAGTCAGATGGCATACCTAACTTCTTATCTGATGACGATACATTTGTGGTAAACAAAAGACAGAAACCTATAAGTAAGAAAAACTTAGAACGATGGGTTGATCAAAGTCCATTGGATTTCTGTAAGACACCACAAGAGAAAACAAACTACATGAGAAATAAGAAACTGATTGATATGGAATCAGTTCCTGAAACTCTTGCGATTGAGATCGTCAGTTATTACAAGGCACTAAATAATTCTGAAAAGAAAGTTCCACTTGAATACTTTCAACAACATCAGTTGACTAAACTGATGGAAGAATTTGTATTTCGCAATACTAAACCACACTTTGAGGTGAAATAACATGGCAGCTTATAAAACATATCGACCTTTGATCTCAGAAATTCTTCGCAAGACAAACAATGCGAAGACAAAGGAAGAAAAGAAAAAGATTCTACTGGATAACAATAGTCAGACACTTCGTAGCTTGTTCATCTGGAACTATGATGAGAGCGTAGTGTCGATGCTACCCGAAGGTGATGTACCATTCACTCCCAACCCAGCACCAGAAGGAACTGATAACGTTAAACTGGAGCATGAAGGTAAGAAGTTGTTCTACTTTGTGAAGGGTGGTGCAGATCATATCTCTCAGTCCAAGCGTGAGCAAATGTTCCTTGCTATGCTTGAGAGTATGCATCCAGATGAAGCAGAAGTTCTGTGTCTGGTAAAGGATAAGAAACTGCAGAGCAAGTACACACGTATCTCTCGTGCTTTGATTGAAGAAACATTCCCCAACATTCAGTGGGGAGGTCGCAGTCGATGAAAATTCTCCATCAAAACTGCGATCCGAAGCTTGCAAATGATCGTAGTTTGCCATATAATTGTTACTTAGTTACCTATGAAATTGATGGAGCAATTGCATATGATTTAGTTATCCCAGACAAACAAGTAGAAATTTTTGATTACTACTGGGATAGATATAGAGAAGGACTTAAAGGTTGGAAACAATCTGAAGGTAGAGTCAACCCAAAACTATGGGGAGCGCAAGTAAAAGAAAGTAAAAAAGGTAGATCACAATGATTATCACATCCGTCGCAAAAACATTAGCACTTTCATATCTTGTTTCAAAAGAAACAACAGTCAGAACATTGACTTTACGTTTGTTTTCAAACAATGCTACTATCTCTGATACCACATCTGCTGCAGATTTAACTGAAGTAACAACTGGCAATGGATATGATGCTATTGCATTAACTGGATCCTCTTGGACTGCAAATGCAACAGGCACCAACCTGTCGTATCCATCACAATCGTGGACTTTCACTGGTCCTAAAGGAAACATTTATGGATATTATGTAACAAATTCTGCAGGCACAGTTCTATGGGCAGAAGTATTTCCATCTGGACCATACAACGTACAGAATAGTGGTGATTTAATCACAGTAGATATTACTTTAACAATGGCATGATTTATGGATGAACAATTTGAACCAGATGCATCTGCAGTTACTGTAGATGTTACTAACACAACTGAAGAAGTTTCTGATACTCCCCAAGAAGAACAACAAAAAGAATATATTGAAAGAAATATGTTTTATGCCCAAGATGCTTTGCGTCCACCGCCGCCTAGTGCATCAGCAGCAGATAAGAAAAGGTATCAACAGATTAAACAGTCTGTCAAAAAATTGAGAAGACTGGAGAAAAATCCTATCTTTATGGTTCAGATGATGGACCTTAAAGCACAACAAAAAATTCTGGATGAGATGAACGATGAAGGTTGAACTTGTTTCCGTAACACCCGATGCAGAAAAGACAATGGCATATGTTGCTAGAGTGTCTAACCCTAGTAACCAAGATAACGAAAACTATGCAGGGCTACTGCGTTATTGCATTAAGCATAATCATTGGTCTGTGTTTGAGCAATCTCATATGACACTGGAGATTGAAACCTCTCGTGGTATAGCAGCTCAAATTTTGCGTCACCGTTCGTTTACATATCAAGAATTCTCGCAACGCTATGCTGATGCTAACCTTCTAGCAAACGATATTCCTGTGCCAGAGTTGCGTCGTCAGGATGAAAAGAATCGCCAAAATTCTACAGATGATCTTGAGGGTTATTTAAAACTCATTCTTGAGACAGAAATTCAAGAGCACTTCATCCGCTCCAACAACCTCTACAAGCGTCTCCTAGAGGCGGGAGTGGCAAAGGAGTGTGCAAGGTTTGTGCTGCCTCTGGCGACCACTACACGCCTCTACATGACAGGCTCATGCAGGTCATGGATACATTATATTGATCTACGCTCAGCGCATGGCACTCAGAAAGAGCACATGCAAATTGCTGAGGCATGTAGAGAAATCTTTAAGCAGCAGTTTCCAACGGTTGCGGAAGCACTGGAGTGGTGAGGTGTCTAATTACTTATTATTTCCCACCAACTTTGTTTGGTGGGATAATGTTGAAAATCATTTAGATATTAAAGAAAAATATTTAAAAAGAATAGAACAATCTAAAAGTAAAATAGACAAAAAACAAAATTGGGATTGTGATGTTGTCAGTAGTTTTGGCAATCAGTATATAAATGATAGTATATTTGATAAGTATTTTCGTGACAATGTAATATGGAAATATTTTGATAGAATGTTAGAGAAGAAACCATTTGAATTTGATACTCCACATTCATCTATTGTGAGAGATATATGGTATAATACTTATACAAGGGGGCAGTACCAAGAAATTCATACACATGATTATGTTTCTTCTTATTCTTCAGAATTGAAAATAAAAACAATGGGAATGTTTTCTGGTATTTACTTAATAGATTTACAAGAAAAAAATAAAACCGTTTTTTATCAGCAAGGACCATTGCCCTGTAGAGTAAATACTGATGGAGTTTATGTTAAATCTGATCATTTGAATGAAGGATCAATTATATTGTTTCCCTCATCACTTGCTCATTATGTCTTGCCAACAGAAAAATCTCGCACTACTGTGTCTTTTAATATTACGTCTTCATATTCTTACTGCGAATCCTCGTGACAAATACGAAAATTTGTGCTATAGTGGGAACAACCACAGAAGACCCATGAATATCTTCTATCTCAGTTACGACCCACGCACTTGTGCCGCCGAGCATTGTGATAAGCATGTGGTAAAGATGATTGTTGAGTACGCTCAACTTCTTTCCACTGCTCATCGTGTGCTCGACGGCATTCCTTATACTGCCAAGACTGCTAACAACCGCAACATCAAACGTTGGAAACTTGACAAACCCCGTGAAGACATTCTATACAAAGCATCGCATATCAACCACCCATCTGCAGTGTGGGTGCGACAATCAAAAGCACATTATCGTTGGTTGTTTGATTTATTTCAGCACTGCTGTGTAGAATATACACGTCGCTATAAAAACTATCATACCAGCGAAAGTTTAATTAGTTACTTATGGGTTCCTCCATTTAATATTAAAGATGCTGGGTGGACTGATCCCCCTCCTGCGATGCCAGATAAATACAAAGTGCCTGGAGATTCAATCCAGTCTTATCGTAACTATTACATTGGAGATAAAGTTTCCTTTGCGAAATGGAAGTCTCCTGCCACAATCCCATCATGGTTTATTGAAGATGCCAACTTACAGATTCAAAGATAATAATACAGGTGAAGAGTTTGAGAAGTGGATGTATATGGCTGATCGAGAGCAGTATCTCGCAGACAATCCTCATGTCACTCAGATGCCTACAATACTACATGCAGTCTCTGAAGTAGGAAACTGGCAGAACAAAACATCAAGCGATTGGAAACACGTTATCAATCGTGCTGCTGATACTCCTGGTTCAAACATTAATCGTCTCTAATTATGCCTGTAAGAAATCGTAAATCGAAGCAAGTCATTCCAAATGGAATGAGCGTTAAGCAAATGAAGCGCAAGAAGCCAATCAACAATGATATTTTCGCAAAAGATATTGAACCATTAACAGAATCTCAAACTAAAATGTTTGAGGCATGGGAAAATGATAAACACTTGTTTGCGTATGGTGCTGCAGGTACAGGTAAAACATTCGTTGCACTTTACTTAGCACTTAAAGATGTTCTGAATGAGAACACTCCATACGAAAAGGTTTACATT